CCTCTCGGCTAAATTTAACGAGTCGATCGTTAAATGACGCTGATGGTACGACCTGATAGATCGACTTACCTTTAGGGCCTTTTTCGCGTAGCGTCTGCAAGCTTTCCCTTAGCGTCCCGCTAAGTACAGGAGCGTTGGAAATAGCTGCTTTGCGGACGATCTTGATCCCGGCCCTAGAAGCTTTGGAAACGGCCTGCTGTGGGACGTCACCCATTTTTTTCATCATCTTTTGAACTTCATTTATGCCTTCTAACTTAAAGTCCAATTAAGTCACCTTCTTGCAGTAGCAAAGTAACTCCCGGCCCCTACCATCTACATCAATCGGAGGGCCGACTATTTCATAATCAATCCCCCGGTGTCGGATAAGGTAGTTAGGCAAGACGCCTGAACGATAGCGGATCGTAAACTTTACCTCGACTTCACTTTGCATCTGCCGCGACTCGTAAAACTCCCGGCCAATTACAGGCTGATAGCTCGCCCGCGCGGTAAATACTTCGTCATACCCGCCGACTGGCGCACCGTAATCGTCTAGGACGGTTGCAGGCGCTAGGAATGTAATAGAATCGCGTAACCTTCCGGCTTCCATGACCTAAAACCTCCGATCCATATCCAACAGGCTTTGAGCAGCTAACGGAACTTTTGCGGGGATTTTGCCTATTACGACGGCTTCCCGGTTCTCATACCAGTGTCCAATTAGGAGTAAAAGACCGTGTTTTGTGGATGGCGGAATAGTTTCAGTCGTGTAACCTGCTGTATAGCGAACTTTCACGGCGTCTCCGGCTGCTAATGCGGCATTAGGCCAGTTATATCCAACGGCCGGGACGATCTCACCAGATTCCTTAACCAAGTAGGCGGATACAGGCAACGTTTGAACGCTGTTGTCTGCAAGGGTGTATGTGATACTCGCAACGCTCGTATGCGGCAATCTTTCAAGCTTGATAGGCGAATACGATGAATACCTGTATTTCACCTGCGGGAATGAATCCAAAATCAGCTCGTAAGTTGTGACGGCTAACGTTCTGCGCTGGAGTCCTTCGGCATAGTCGCGGGCGACCATAATGAGAGTCGAAATGTAAGAATCATCTTCGGTGTAATCCAAATCTACTCTAAGATGATTCTTCGCTTCCGTTAGCGTTATCGGCTCCGTCGTTGGATACGTTACTATTTTCAGCATCCTCCGTAGCCTCCTTTGCTTTGGCCGCTGCTTTTTCAGCAGCTACGCGAACTTTCAACGCCTCAATAGCGTCAGTCTTGGTTGCTGCGGGCTGATTGCCCTTAACAATAAATACGCCGTGTCCTTTGTATTCAACGCCGTCTGGTAGAACTGTCTTGTCTACCTTTTCGCCTTTGATCGGTTTGGCGTGGCCGCACTCAATCCACGCATCCGCTAGAGGCTTGTCTAGTTCTACAATGTTACCCGGCGCATATGACCAATCTTCTGCCGAAATAACAACGTTCATTTCAACTTTGATAGTTTCCAACCATTACACCCCCGAAAAAGAGGGGCTAATAAAAGCCCCCGGAATAATTGCATTAAATACTAGGTAGCCGAGTTAGCGTAGTAAGCAATTGGGTTAGTACCCGCGTTTACTAGTTTGGAATCGGCGCGTGCAAATGCAACAAAGCCAATTTGTGCAGCATCCATATATTTCTCACCGAAACGAGTAACTTGAATGTCCATTACGTCGCGGATGAAGAAGTTGGAGAAGTCACCGAACAACACAGACTTAGCGGATACAGCCATTTGCGGCATGTCTTGGTTGATTGTGTAGTTGTAGCCGTTGATTGTGTCCGGCTCGTTAAGAGCTAGACCCGGCAGATACAACGGACGGCCTTGGGAGTCTTTCATTTTTTTCAAGGCTTTCAGTGTTTGATCGTGGAACATGAAACGGGATTTACGACGGTATGCAGGATCCACGGAATGAATCAGATCCACCAAATCGTCAAAGATGATCGAAGTTGTTTGGCCTGCTGTGCCTGTTTTACCAAGCGACGCACCAGTAACAACGCCTTGTGGCTGTGTTGTACCGTTACCAGTAGTGAAGTAAGTATTTTGAATGCGGCCGATACGGTCTGCAAACTCTTTGCGAATCCAAGATTCAAGATCGAAAGCGGAATCTTGCATTAATTCGATAGGGACAAGGATAATATCGGACGTGAATTTATACGCCCCAAGGTTTACTTGCGAGAATACTGGATCAAGCGGACTCGCTGCCACGTTTTCAGCAAGCAAACGACCAACTTGAGCAGTCGAGTTTACTGTAGGAATTGGCAGCGTGTTACCTGTAGCTGTTGGAAGGATACGGGACACTTCACGCATACCGCCGTAATCTTTCATAGCGTTAATAAGGTCATTGTAGAATCCTTGCGGTACTGTGTAACCACCTGCGGACGGCGTACCTGCTGCAAGTGCGCGTTTTTCCTCCAACAATTGTCTTTCGCGGGCGTCAAGGTGTTGGCTACCCATCATAAGGTGTTTTTTGAATGCTGCGCGGTATTCAATTTCTTTCTTTTCGTCCACGTTGCCGCGTTGTTCCGGGTTAGGTACGCCAGCGCCGCTGTAATCACGTTTTTCAAGCTCTTTTTCAGTGTTCAAAAGGCGTTCTTCACGCGCAATTTTCGTTTCAAGGGACGTCATATCTGCGTCCATGTCGTTGTAACGTTTTTCTTCGTCCGCTGTAAGGTCGCGACCTTCTTTAACCGATGTATCGTGTAAAGCTTTCATATCCTCGAAAATTTTACCGCGTTTTTCACGCAATTCTACGATAGAGCTAGTTTGCATAGACATTTGTTATTTCCCCCTCGATTTTAGGTGTAAATCACGTTCACGTTGACGAAGCTTTACCCCGTCGAACGGTTTTTGTCGTTGTTCTTTGTATTCGTTGAACACATTTTCAGCGGATCTTACTGACGCGCTGGAAGTTGGGTAAGCAGGAGTCGTTACTGGGCTAACCTCGTAAATCTCCGCTTCAATTACGGATCTGATAGGCATGTTCTCATTTGCTTCGTCCCAATTCTGGTTGACGGCGCGGAATATGAAGGATGAACCCTTAACGTCGCCTCTATCAATCGTCTCGACGCGACCAGATGCCCAATTAGGCGGCGTAATCTCGTACCGCAAACCGATTTCATCTTCTTCGAGCTTCAAAGTATTAGGGTATCGCCCTAAAACCTCGCTGTCGTTGTGGTTCCATGCTGCATATGCATCATTCGCACCCGCTGCAAGTGATTTTGTAAAGGCTCCGCGTTCGAATTTCTCCACGAAGTACCCGCCTATGGGGTTGCTTAATTGCCCCCATCTCACGGCATAACCAACGATTTTCTTTGGCCCATCATCGCTATCTGCAACGATCTCCGGCGCACTACCCGGTAGTAGCGCTCGTTTTTCCGTCTCCATTGTCTTTCTCACCCCCTTCCGGCGTTGGATTAGCTTGATTCGGGAGTCCTGCGACCTTTGAGGCGTCAATCATTGCCCCATTGACCATATATTTCGTGCCTGCGTCGCCCTCAATTGGGTTCATGTTCTCGACTTCACGCCAATCATTGGCATTAATCACACCGTTGCGGCGTTGAATTTCAAGAGATTCGGCCCTAGATTTGGAATCACCGCGCAGCAGCCCGTCCACTAAGAACTCTGCGTAATAAACGCCGCGCTCACCTTTTTTAAAGCATTTGCGGCGTATTTCCTGCTCGATACGGACCAACCACGGCCGAATAGTATGAACAACGAACATAATTGCCTGATGTTCAATGTTGGAGAAGGTAGCCCGCTCCAAGTTTTGCAGCATATGCATCGGAACACTAAACATTTGGGCGATTTCTTCCTTCTGCCACTTGCGTGTCTCAAGGAATTGGGCGTCCTCCGGCGGCAGGCTGATAGGCTTGTACTTCAAACCATTTTCAAGAACTGCCACTTGATGTTGATTTTCGGCGTTGTAAAGGCCGCGCCATTGATCGCGCAAACGGTTTGCGGCATTCTCGTCCTTGAGTGTTGCGTCCATCTCCAGCACCCCGGACGGCTTACCGCCGTTCGCAAAGAATCTAGCGCCGTATTTCTCCGTTGCCATCGTTGCTGATAAGGATTCCCGCATCATTTGGATTGGGCTGTAACCTTTCAATCCATCGAAGCTTAGTCCGTGAATGTGAAGCACCTTTTCGGGTGGCAATGTAACGGCTTTCCCTTCCGGCGTGACGGCGTAGTAAACTAATTTGTCACCTTGCAGCGTCTTCGTTGGATAAGTGGAGCTTGGGTCTAGTAATTTAAATTCAACAATAACCCCTCGCCCGTCGCGCACGATCTCCGCGTAACCGTTACCCCATGTTAGGGCATGTCCAAGAATGGATTCCCAGAAGCTCATGGAAGTCATTTCGTCACTTGCTTCGTCGTGCAGCACATAATACAACGGGTGCTTTACTGCTTTCGACTTGCTTCCGTTCTCGTCCCGTTTGTAAACATGCAGCGGCAACGATGCAACGGTTTCTGATATGATCCTAACGCAAGCAAATACAGTAGATAACGTCATGGCGTTGGATTCAGATACGTTTTCGCCTGCTGCGGGCGGGCCACTGTACACCCAACTACCTAAAGCACTCCAACCGCTTGCCATCTCTAGGAAACGCTTTTCAAGCCAGTTTTTAACCATTCCCATGCTTTTTGTCTCACCCCCTTTCCGCTATATCACGATAAACCCACGATCCTCGTAAGGGTTTCTATCCTCCCGGCTGCGAATCATGACTTTATGCGCACAAATTGCGGCGGCTATAGGGTCAATCCGTTTGCCCGGCTCACCTTTTTCGATCTTCATTTCCCCGAAACTGTTGAAAACGGTTTTCGCATTGGTTCCAGACCACATAAGAAGATCCGCGCCCTCGTTATACATGATGTGTCCGGCCTCAACCTCCAAGCGGAAATCTACCGTTGAATCATTCAAACTCTTGGCGCTCTGTACGATCTCGACGCAATCAACGCCAAATTCTTCTAAGTCACTAAGGAACGCATCGGCGTTATGTGGATCGTAACCAATTTCCCGCAAGTTAAGGTCGTACTTTTCGATAACCTCTTTCAGATATGCAATGATGTATTTATAGTCCGTTTTAACGCCGCCCATTGTTTCTGTGACAGTTAGCAGGCCCTTCTTAATCCACATGTCATATGGGACCTTATCGCTCTTGATGTGTTCCGCCACCCGTTTAGATGGCATGAATGATTGAGAGTGTAAGAAGTACTTTCCGCCGCCTGCATCAATCTCAAATACAAGACTTGTTAAGTCGCCGCCACTGGATAAATCGAACCCTAGCCAGCAATCCCGGCCCCGGTAGTCTTCAAGATCCGTTTCACTTTTGCACTCCGACCAATGCTCACGGTTTAAATAATCGTTCTCCGCGAACTTGACCCACTTGTTAAGCGACTTTGTAAGGAAGTTTCTTAATTCCTCGCCTTGCATACTCTTTGCTTTGACTGCATCAGCCTGCAAGCTTTCCAAAGTCTGCTCTGTCCACAGCGGGTTTGCTTTCTGCCAATTCGATTCGTCCCATTCGTCGTCGTCTTTATCCATCTCGCAAATGAAAACGAATTGCGATTCGTCAACGACCAACCCAGCAAGTACATCTTTGCAATAGTTGTATAAGGCGTAACAAGGTGCATCCAGATCAAAGCCTGCCGTCGTGATAACAGACACAAGACATTCTTTTAATTTCTTCGTACCATCTGAGAGAAGCTTGTACATCTGATTGTCTTTGTGTAAATGGTATTCATCGACGGAAGCAAAGTAAGGACGGAAGCCGTCTATCGATTTCGTATCACGTCCTAGCGCCCGGATCTCCCCGCGTGAAACGTTACACTCGATTACTCCCTTGTACTCCTTAACGGTGAAATGCTCATTACAAAGTTCCTCGTCCGCGTCAATAAACTTGATAGCCTCTTTAAGTACGATCTTCGCCTGCAATTCCTTTGTTGCTGCGGTATATACCTGCGGGTAGTTGTAGCCCGCGAAATTCCCGTAGTACATGGCAGGTACGGCATTCTTTAATGACTTTCCGTTCTGCCTTGCAACTTGTATGTAAGACGTCCGAAAACGTCTATAGCCTTTGGAAGTCTTCCAAGCGTTCCAACAAGAAAAAATAAATGCTTGGAATCCCCATAATTCCAGTGGTGCAGGGTCGTCGCCTTCTGCGAGTGTCAAACTCTCCGCGAAATCAATGAAATCCTGTGCTGCTTCTTCGTCGTAATAGTACGGAAATTCATCTGTATTTTGTCTCTCTAGGTCTCTGAGGTGTCGTTCACATGCTTGTCTTTGTGTTAGACCAGCTACAACCCGACCTTCAACAACATCAATCGCGTACTGAGTAGCCCTATCCACTTCGACCGCCACCGAATCTGCCGAACTTGCTTGGCTTGTCGTCCGGCTTGGCAGGTTTCGGAATGTTCTTCACCTTCGCCAGCGGATTAAGGAATAATCTATCTTGGAATTTCAACAATTGATCTGATTTCTTATTGATCGCCGCCTCTAATTTAAGGAAAGGATCGAGCATCATTAATGGATCACGTTGAAATATTGGATTCATTGCACTACGAGCCGCTTGCAAATTTTCATATTCGGAAAACGTCCGGCAATATGTCGCGACTGCATCAATGTCTGATGTGGAAATTAACTCAATCCCACGCGCTGCGGCGTCTTTATAATCTGCTATGACTGCTTTCCACCGCTTGTACATATTTGCGTCATTCTTGATATCCGGCGGGGCTTTCACCTTCTTTAAATCGTCGGCCCCTAATTTTATTTCTGCGTTTTTCCGGGCTTCGATTTGCGCCTTTGTTAAGTGGCTCGTATTCCCTCCGGCTAAGTGTAGATCAATGGATTTCCCATTTCGTCCACCCATGATTTTCACCCCCAAATTTTTATGAAAACAGGTATTTTTCCTTTTGAATTATCTGACAACTTTCAAAAAACGAGATTCTGCGTGCAAAAAGGGACACTGCGGTCTCCAAAGGTCGCCCCGCCAGCTTTT